ACTCTCTCTTCCGGTAAAAATTTACGATAGGAATTTTCTCCCACTGTCCACCTAGCTTGTATTTTATCGCGCGCGTGTTTTATTAAATACAAGTGGACATAACTACAATAATTAATAATTAACTGGACAGCTGGACATTTGTATGGATCTTTCGGGGATGACTCACGCACAACTTGGTGCTCACTATAACGTGTCCACTAAAGCAATTCAACGCTGGAAAAAGAAGGGCGTTAATGTTTACGATGAGAACGAAGTTGCAAACCATTCTAGGAGTTCGACGGCAATATCCCATGATGTGTCCACATCATCTATACATGAACAGATAGCTAATGCCACAACTTATGATCAAGCCAGATTTATCAAGACTAAAGTTGAAGCCGCTAAAGCTCAACATATGCTTGAAGTTGCTGAAGGTCTTTACATAAAGAATACAGAAGTTAAAGAGGCCACTATTAGAATCTTATCTATTTTAAAAGCCGGTATGCAAAAGCTTGAGTCTGATTTACCGAATAAGCTTTATGGGTTAGATGCGGCTGATATACAAAAAGAGATAAGAGCGGCGACTAATACACTACTTACTCAATTTAGCGAAATAGCACAGGAAGAATTTAATTGAATCCAGTATATGAAGCCTTTACTGAAGTTATGCGCCCAGGCTCTGAGTTATCAATCGGTGAATGGTTTAGTGAACATGTTAAGGTTGTTGATTCTCCGCACGGTGCAAACTATGATATTAATCAAACTCCCTGGTTTAAGGAAATAGCTGAAGCTGTAGCCGACAACTCTAACGACGAAATTATAATAGTTGCCCCTGTTGGCTCAGGTAAGACAGCTTTTTTTGAGGCTCTTATCCATTGGATCACCGCGGAAGAACCTGGCTTTACTTTGGTGGCTATGCAGACAGAACAGGACGCCAAGGATCTTTGGGAGACTCGATTAAGTAAGGCGATGCAGCTTTGCCAGCCTATAAATAACCTATGGCCGAAAGACAGAAACGCTATTAGAAAGGGAGCTGTTATATTTCCTCACATGTCTCTATTAATGGGCGGCGCTAACCTATCACATTTACAATCTAAATCTTGTCGTTGGGTTATCGGTGATGAGGTATGGTTGTGGAAGTCGGGAATGATAGCTGAGGCCCGCGGTCGTACTCATGACCGGTGGAACGCAAGACTTATCTTTGTTAGTCAAGGAGGTGATGAAGGAACAGATTGGGATAAGGCATTTTTAGAAACTAATCAGTGTCATTATAGTTGGGAGTGTGAAGAGTGCGGAAAGTTCAATAAATGGAGTCACTCAAATATACGCTATGAAAAGATACGTGATGAAGATGACCAGTATGACTTTGAAGCCATAAAGAAAAGTGTTTATATGGAATGTCCTCACTGTGAAGCAAAGTATAAAGACGATGCTACAACGAGACGGAGACTATCAGTAAACAGTAAATACATAGCAGAGAACGAAAAAGCTTTAAAGGTTAATAAGGGATTTACATATACTGATTATGCCGTTTGGTGGAAGCCTTGGAGCAAGTTAGTATTGAGGTGGATTGAAGCAGCTGACGAAATGAAGCGCGGATATATAGACCCAATGAAGAAGCTAAAACAAAAGAGACTTGCGGAGTTTTGGAAAGATGATTTTGGTGATGTTAAAATTAAACTGATAGCGTCAGACTACAAGAAAACTGACTTTCTTTCCGGGGAATTGTGGGAGGGTGAAATGTATCGTGTTATTACTGTTGACGTCCAGCGTGATCATTATTGGGTTGTATTGCGAACCTGGAAGGCCGACGGGACAAGCCGACTAATCTATGAGGGGAAAGTATTAACTGATGAAGTTATTCGAGACATTCAGTTAATGTATAAGGTTCAAGATAAGTTTGTTTTTATGGATGCCCAATTTGATACAGGCCGGGTTTATGATTACTGTGTTAAATATGGCTGGACTGCTTTACATGGATCGGGTAACGATGGTTTTACGCATACAATAAAGCGCGGCTCGAAAAAGTTAAGGGTACGAAAATTCTACTCTAAATATGAAATGGCTCAAGCTCCTAATGGTGGCGCGGCCCCTTACATATTTTGGAGTAATGAAAAAATTAAAGATGCACTAATGATACTCAGAAGCGGTCAGGGTATGAGCTGGGAAGTGCCAGAAGATATGAGTGAAGATTACAAACATCAAATAGATTCAGAGGTAAAGCGGGAAGTTATAAACAAAGCTACAGGGCAAGTAACAAAAAGATATGTAAAGATTAAAAAAGACAATCACCTGTTAGATTGTGAGGCTATGCAAGTTGCAGTGTCAATGATGCTTAATATACTCAAGTCTCCTGAAGAGGAAGTTTTGTAAGTTGACAATTGCTAAAAATTAAAAACTAAGGTTAATTAAATGAGTCTTGGAATACATGACATACGGGCTATAATTCGAGCCTCACAAAGTGACGGCGGAGTCATTCAGGGGAAGTTAACGACAGAGCGAAACGCCTTAGTCCTTGATATTGTAGAGAACCCTGAAGCCGGTAAAGAGATTATAAGCGGTTCAGGTAATGGTGTTTCAATGAATGCGTCGGTCACCTATACAAAATCAGACCGTTTACAATTTTTAGATAGAGCTTTGTATTATGTTGAAAATGGTATATGGCCTTCTAGTACTTCATGGGCTAGGTTCGGTGGTGGCAATGGGGTGCAATTATGAGCAGCGGTTTAGTAGATCAATACGGTTACCCGGTATTTGTAGAAAGTAAATTTGCTAAAGCAGCGCAGCAGGGAGTTAATAAACCATTTGAGCGGCAATTCATTGGTGACATTGACGACCTTATACCATCCTATGACTGGAATACTTTACTTAGTGCTTCCCGGCGTTTATTTACCAATATGGGCATAGTTAAGAGTGCAACAATACAAAAAGCGAACTATAGTATCGGGCGTTCATGGAATCCCGTATTCAAGGGCAAAGATAAAGAGTGGGGCAAGTTGGCTGAAGATTGGCTACTTGAACAGTTCTATCCGGTGTCTGATGTTCGGGGATCTATGTTCGATTTCAAAACAGATTTATATATTGACTCAATTGCCATTGATCGTGATGGGGATTATTTTATATTACTTACTGAAAGTAAAGACGGCTTTCCACAAACTCAGAGAATACCAGCTCACAGAGTAGGCCAGCGTCAAATAGATGGGGCAGTAATTTCAGGACCATTTAAGAAGAAGGGTAACACAATAAAGAACGGTGTTATCTATAATGATGTTGGTCGGCCTATTGCTTATCGCGTTTTAGGTAAAGAAGAAAAAGACGATAGAGATATTTCAACGCGAAATCTAATCCATGTTTTCAACCCTAATTGGCACGAACAAGGCCGCGGATTAATGGCGGCTACTCATGCAATTGATAATCTTTTAAGTTCTGTTAAGTCTGAAGAATACGAACAGATGGCGCAACTAATGTTGTCAAGTATTGGACTAATTGAACATAATGAAATGGGTATGGCCGATGAAGGTGACCCCGCTAATTTCTTAAGGAATAATACCGATAATGTTGAAAGCGGTTTAACTACTCAAACCTTTTCTGGTGGTTCTGTAAGATACTTTAAGGCTAATTCAGGCAGTAAGCTTGAGACCATTAATGTTGACCGTCCGGGTAATGTTTGGGAGTCATACCAAGACAGAGTTGCTCGGCTATTTATTACTGGAATGAACTGGAGTTATAGCTTTGTATGGAAGTCAGCAGAGTTGACCGGTACAAGCCAGCGGGCAGAGATTGAGAAAGTTAGGAGGTCTATAGATGATCGTCAGGCTTTACTTGAACCACCTGCAAGGCGTGTTGTCGGTTATGCAATCGCTAAAGCTCAAAAGCTGGGAATACTACCACCTAATGATGAATGGTGGAAGTGGGGATTTACTTTACCGCCTAAGGTTTCTATTGATCCGGGCAAAGATTCTGTTGCTAATCTTAATGAATGGCGAGCAGGAATTAAAAACGTTTCAACTATTCTTTCTGAGCAAGGTATACAATACGAGGATCATATTCGACAGCGAGCGAATGAAATAGCCGTAAGAAAGAAGATTCAGGAAGAGACAGAAGAAAGAACCGGAATGCAAATAGATGACCGTGAAATGGCTATGTATACACCTAATGAGATGGCAGAGCCTAAAGAAGATGACCAAGAAGAATCACAACCAACACAGGAAGATAATTAAATGTACCCCATTATAATGCAGAAAGTATTTTCTGAGCCTTGGCTAATTATACCACAGGCTCATGAGGCAATACAGCAATCTTTACTAAGCCATATTGCAGCAGCGCCTCAAGTAATGGATAGCTTAGGCAACTCTGGCGAAGGTCACACAGTACAGGCCGGCTCTAATATTGCTTATGTCCAATTATATGGTGTTGTTGGTAAACACTTGTCAGGTTTAGAAATGGCTTGTGGTGGCTGTAGCTTGGATAAAGTAGCGGCAGAGTTGCAAGCGGCGGCTGATGATCCTTCAATAGATAAGATCATTCTGGACGTTGACTCACCGGGCGGAACTATTACAGGAGTGCCGGAGTTAGCTCACTTAATAAGAGAGATTAAAGCAAGTAAAGAAATATTTGCATTTACAGAAAGAATGATGGGTTCGGCAGCTATGTGGATTGCTTCGGCTTGCTCTGGTATCTTATCAACTCCATCGGCTAAGGTTGGCAGTATTGGCGCTTATCTGGCTATGGTTGATAACTCCGCCAAGATGGAGAAAGACGGGCAAAAGCTTTTATTATTTGAAGCAGGAGCGCATAAGGCTATAGGGCTTAGACCACCGACGGCTGAAGAATCTAAGATGATGCAAGACAGAGTAGAGGCCATTCACGAAGACTTTAAGGCAAGTATTCTTATAGAGCGTCCAAGCGTCCAAGACAGTACTATGGAAGGACTTGTTTACTCTGGTATAGAAGCTGAAGGTTTAGGCTTAGTTGATGCTGTAGTAATGAGTTTTGATGAAGCACTAAAGGCTATTAGTTGACAATTTTAAAATAATGAATAAACATAAAACATAAAAAAGGAATTAAATATGTTTTTTAGCAACAAAGATCTTAAGGTTAAGATCGCCTCTCTCGAAGAGGAAAACAAAGAGTTGAAAGCTCAGGCTGGTTCGCTTGAATCGCTCCAGAGTGACAATGATCGGTTATCTGAAGAATTAGCCACAGCTAGCAGCGCTCTTGAAGTTGCTAATGCTAAAATTTCAGATCTAGAAAAGGTATCTAGTGAAGCGGCTGACGTGAAAGCTAAAGCTGAAAAGGTAATTGAAGAGCAACCAGCGAAAGTAGCTGCCGCGGCTTCAGCCACTGTTGCTTCTCTTGGAGTTGATCCAGTTTCTGAAGTTGCCAACGCTGATAGTGTTGAAGGTGTTCAGGTTGATGAATACGCGTCTTTAGCTAAACAACTTGAGTCTTGTGAATCAGCTTCAGAGCGCGGAAAGATAGCGCAAAAGATGTTACAGATTTTTGAAAATAAATAATAATATTTAAAAGGATTAAATAAAATGGCACTAACATTAAACGTACCCGTCTTAATCGCTAAGACACTAGAAGCATACAAACAGAAAGTTCCTATGCTTGGAGCTATAAGTACAGACTGCAACGACCAAGCAAGCCGTAAAGGTCAGCAGGTAATTGCAAATATTGCTAAGGTTCCAACTGTTGCCGACTTTAACGCTACTCAAGCAACTAATGCACAAGATGCTAAGACCTTGCTTGAAGATATTCCAGTGACTCTTAACCGCCACCGTGAAAGTGTTATCAAGTGGATTCAGGACGACGTCGAAAAATCTCAGATTGAGTTACTTAAAGCTATGACCGAGTTAGGCTATGCTATCTCGAAAGATGTTACAGATTACATACTTTCTCAGGCTTTAGCGACTAACTTTAGTACATCAGTAACTCAAGCAACGCCAGACCGTGCAACTCTTAGAGAAATTACCTCAGCCATGAATGCTAATGGTGCTGGTGATGTTCGTTATGGTATTGTGAACAGTGATGTTTATGATGATTTAGATAATGATCCTGAAATCACTTCAAGTGACTTCTCTGGTCAGTTACAAGGCGCTAATCCTTGGGGTACTCTCGCGAATATCTCAGGCTTTACAAATATCTGGGAATACCCGGACACTCCAGCCAATGGCGAAAACATGACCGGTGTTTTCTTTGATCCGACGGCTTTTGTTTTGTCTTCTCGTCCTATGGTTCTAAATCAAAACATGGCTTCAGCTCTTGGTATTCCTCTCCAGTCTAAAGTTGATGTTGTTTCAGATCCTACTACCGGCATGACTTTCACCGCTTTCACTTGGCAGAGTAATACTAGCTTTGATATCTATACAAAGCTTGTTGTTCTCTATGGTGTTTCAGCTGGTAAAGCTACAGGCAGTGCTGGTGACCTTACTGACTTCGGCGGATGTCTTCTTAAAAGCGTTTAAGGAGTAGGTTATGAATCGTCATATTATAATTGGATTCAAGAAAGGAGCTTCTTTTAAAAGTGATCTAGGTGATGTTATTGGCATTGCCGAGAATCTTAAAGAAGCTAAAGCCCAAGCGGCCAAAGCCATAAAGGCCAAAGATTCTAAAGTTGAGTATTGTACAATAGTTAACGGAAAGAAGCCTTGCGCTAAAGTTGGCAATAGATCTAATGTTAAATCATCCGTTAAGGTTGTCGGCATTGAGGTCATGAAAGCTGAACAGACTAAAGCTAAAGTGGCTGAAGCTAAAAAGAAATAAGAGCCAACCTCCTTTGGTTAGTTTGAGCCCTTTTAAGTTAATTCTTAGAAGGGCTTTTTTTATAAGGTGAATATTATGAATATGTTAAATGACTTTTTAAGCGCTGGATTAACAGAGGTTATGCCAATTATAGGCAATGACAAAACCTTGACTTATGAAGGGGATGACATTCAGGGCGTTTTTAATGAGAAACAACTTGGTAGTGAATTAGACTTTGCCGGCAAGCTTGTCACTCATGAAACGAGCTTTTTAGTACCTCAGAATCTAATAGATGCAGCTGGTATTACATTTAGTAAAGATAATCAATGTACTGTAGATGGACGAACTTGGAAGATTGCAAGGATTATAGATGGTCCAGTTTCAACTACTCTAATGTTAGAGGACCCCAATGCCACAAAAGTACCACTCTAAAATAAATATAAATGACCTTGAATTGTCTAAAGAGTTTAGGCAGTTTGATAGGGGAATCCAGCGACTAATAAAAGAGACTGAAAAGGATTCTAAAGAGGTTTTGATTTCTCAGGCTCGCTTGTTTTGTGTTGATTTGGTACATGTTACACAGCCGTGGGGAAGGGGTAAGAAAGCCCAAAGATTAGGGCAAGGGGCGGTCAGTAGAGATATAAACAAAGTTTACTTGACTGAAAGCGATTTGTATGGATTGATTAAGCAGCACAGCATAGACCAGGCGAAAGCATTTTATTACAATGTCAAGAATGGTAATTTTGATGAGGCTGACAAGATAGCTAGAACTGTAAATATAGACATAAGTCATTTTGACGGAGGGAGAAAACACAGAAATTCAAGAAATAATAGAGGGAGAGTATCGCCTGGTGTTCGTGGAACTTTCTCACCTAAAAAAGATTTAGATAAATATACCAATGAAGTTAAAAACCGTGTTGGCTTTGCCAAATCTGGTTGGTCAGATTGTGCTAAAGAGCTTGGAGGTACAAGAGGTATACCGGCATGGATTAAAAACCAAGGTGGTGATATGGGACAAGTTAAGAAGAAATTTGTAGGTAGTTCGCTTGAAATAATACTAATTAACAAGGTTAAGTATATCGGTAAGCTTGTTGACAATTACCATATTAAAAAGGCGGCTGGCTCAAGAGCCAGAGCAATAGAGCGCCTAATTAAAAAGGTTGTAGAGATTAACGCTAAGAAGAGTTTGGAATAATGCCGACAGCGACACCACTAAAGAAGAGAATAGAGGACTTAATTGAAACTGTTATACAAGCACAGTTTACAAATGATTCTTTGACTTGTGCGACTTTAAAGGGACATGATCAAGGAGATAAGCCAGCTTTACCTTACTTGTTAATAGTTTGTGAATCTGTGCCGAATAATCCAGAGTTTCCAACTACAGCCGGCGTTAAGTCTGCTAATGTTATTCTTTCCATGGTCTCTAATGTTAATGAAGATACGGAAAGTGTCATTGACGCTTGTTTACAGTCGTCTAATTGCGCCATGGAAGACACGTCGGCAATGCAAACAGAAGCGGCGGCAAATTATCCAGATGTATTTATTCATGAGTTCGAGTTTAGTGATTCAAACACAGATAGAGATCAAGAGAATTTTCAATACGATTTTAATATCTATACAGGTGTTTTGGAATATATAGACGTTCCATAATTAGTTGACAATCTAAAAATAATAAAAAATAAGGTAATATTATGGCAGCACAGACATTCGGTACAGCACATTTATTTGGAGTAGCGGGAACAATCGGAGACGCTACAGTTATGAGCTTTTCAGACGGCGCTAGTTTTGCACTTGCAGACGAAACAAAAAACGAAAGTGGCGTGACTATTGAAAGACATTATAATGACCGGCAAAATGACGTATCAATTAGCATCAAAATGCAATCAGCATATACTAAACCTGCCCAAGGTGATACGCTTACGTATAATGGTGTTACTTATGAGATTGTAAGCACTTCAGAGTCGCAAGAAAATCAAGGTTTTAGAGTATTCGAGCTGACTATGAAGAAATCAGAAGGGATAACATACCCTTAATAGGTGGATTAATGGAAACCTTTTACCAGTCTTTTTTGCCGCCTGTTGTATCGATATGCGGGTATAAATTAAATGAATTTAGTTATAATCATTTAACTATATTGAGAGCGATTAAAAGCCCCTTTACTGATGCTGGTGAAAGGGGACTTGCTACTTCAGCTGATTTAATTATTGCCTTAAAGGTTTGTTCTGGAAAATATCCTGATAAAGATTTTACCTTTACAAGGAAAGATAGATTAAGAGCTTTTATATTAGGCCGTCAAAGAGCCAGGCTAATAACTGAGTGCATTAATTTTAGCGCTTATATATCTTGCCACCAGCAGGGCCCAGAATTTTGGGAGTTTAAAGATAAGGGTTGGACTCCTGCAAGTTCTCCAGATGAATTGTCCACTGTTGCATTGTTAATTAAAAACAATATAGAGCATGGTGAGGCGTGGAATATGTCTATAGGTTATGCAAATTGGTTAAGCGCGGTCATTTTAGAGCAGGCCGGGAACCCACGGGTTTTTGTTAATGATGACAATGATGACACGATAAATTTAAACTCATTACCTGAAGAAGAAGTAGTAAATATTGCAAAAGAAAACTTGCCACCAGATAGATTTAAACAATGGCTTAAAGCCAGAAAAGAAAGGGGCGCGTAATGGCCTTTAAAGTACCATTTGGGATAGATAGCAGCAAGTTTAAAGCTGGCTTAAAAGATATGCGGGCAGGCGTAAAAGAGTTTGGCAAAAAGGTTGAGGGGGATTTAACATCAGGTAATAGAGGCTTTTTGAAGGCGGCTGGCAATATTGGTTTAGTCACAGCTGCTTTAACTGGTGCAATTGGCGCGGTTGGCTTACTGGCAAGACGCGGTATAGCTATGGGTAATAACATAAGTAATCAAGCAGCTGAGGCAAAAACAAGCGTTGAAGGGTTACAAGTTGCATTAAATCTTGGTGAAGATGCAGGCGCACAGAGCGAACAGGTTGTTGCAGCTCTAAAGAATATCAATACTAGAGCGGTAGATGCGGCGAACGGAGCTAAACAATATCAAGAAGCTTTGGCCCGGTTAAATATAGACTCTCAAAAGTTTAAAGATTTAGCGAGTGAACGAAAGCTTGAAGCGGTCGCTAAGGGCTTTGTAAATGCTGAAGATGAAGCACAAGCTTATAGAGATATATTAACCTTGCTTGGTGAAGATGCAGGCCCGAAACTTATTAAAGTTCTAGAGGAACTTGGGGCATCTGGATTCGACACGCTTAACGCTAAAATGAAGGAGTCAGGCCGAATAATCGAAAAAGACGTTATAGAACAGATTGACGAAGCGGCCAAAGCTTTTAATAAACTTCAAAAATTTATTGATACTCAGTCAGCAAAAGGCGCTGGCAATCTTGCGTCTTTGCTTGGCTTTGGAACAAAAAGAGATAAAGAGCTATTAACAGCAGAGTTAGCCGATATGATGACATTTGGAATCGCTGACTTTACAGGGATAGTTTTAGAAAAAGTAGGAAAACAAGAAGATTTAAGGGTAAAAACAGAGGTCGAGAATAGAAAGAGCGAAGCTAGAATAGCGGAAATAGATAAAGAAATAGCAAGGTTGGAATCTCTTTCACCCGAGAATAAAGCGAAGCGTGAAAAAATACAGAAAGATAAAGCGTTCAATGAAGGAATATTTGGTAAGTTTATAAAACCTCAAAAAGAAAAAGGCTTTCAGGGTGTGCCTGTGTCTTCTCTTCAATCTATCGGCGGTGGCGGGGCTGTTGGTGGTGTTAATAGGGTTGTTGGTATGGATATAAAAAGAAACACTTTACTTGAACAGATTGTTAAAAATACCTCTGAAAATAATGACGGTGCGGGGGATTCTACCGGCGCAAGGTTAGGATAAATTATGGCTAAAGTTACACATGGATCAAAAACAAATACTTTACAGCTCCAACCTGGATGGACTTTGGTTAATCACTTTGATCAAACAATTACGGGCACGGGCGTTTTTAAAGTTGATAAAGATAAGGCTTTCACTAATCCACCAAGAATAGGCGACCCACACCCATTTAATGGCGATGTAAGAGTTATTAATTTCTCTCTATCTGGTGGGGCCTTACAATATGAGTATTCAGTACAGTATTTCGGGCTTCAGGCTTCCCCGACAAAATCAATATATAGTTACTATACCTCTCTATCCGAGGAGCCGATAGAAACACATCCAGATTTTAAAACCTTTGGCGGTACGGCTGACGCACCAGGACCGGGGGCCGTTTTTGACTCTGTGACTAAATTATTTGAAGGCTTTAATGATCTGGCTCCACAAGATTTAATAGGTGGGCGCGGTTATTTGACTGGTCAAGGATCTATTAGGCGCACATTTTATACTACTAGTGTCTTTACTGGCATGGAAGATATAACGACCACAAGAGAGCTAAAAGAAGGCGTTGTCCCTGGTGTGTCTGAAGCTCAGAATGTACTAAAGACAAATTGGTCTAGTGAATTAATAGGTAATAACTTTTACAGAGTTACAGAAGAATATCTATTAAGTGGTAGTGCTGGATGGAGTGAAACAATATACGAGAGTTCCGGAAATGTCGAGTAATAACCCTTATAGGACAGACCCTTTTAAAAGAAATGATCGTTTAACGGCGGCACATCTAGAGACTTTAAGAGATGGTACAAGTTCGAATATACAGCTAAGGAACCCGGATAACTTTGTCAAAAGATACCCTAACGGTCATATATTGACTAGTAAAAAAAAGTCTAAAGGCGGTGCACAGAGACCGTATATAATCATTACAACAGCGACTGACGAAAATAATTATATAGGTGATGTCATAAAACCTACTGACGCGACGGTGATAAAGAGCGGCGTAACTATTAAGGCTTTACAGCCTAGCGGTGGCGGGGCTTTGCCAATTGGTACAGAGTTTTTTGCTGATTTTGCTGATGATGTTTATTACATACAGCCAGCCGTATTTTACGGGACGTAGTTAAATGGCAGATACAAAATGGTTGGACCCTGAAAACTGGACTCTTGCAGATTGGGAAGATGATACTTTAACCGTTATAGTAAGTGCTTTATGGGATACCCTGAAGGGCGCTTCTGACGAAAGACAGGCTTTTATTGAACAAGAGTTTTCAGCCAGTTTTAATACTGACAATGAATTCCCTGACTTTAACCAGCTTATGAGCATATTTTTATCTGGTGGGGCAGTTACTCCCAATGATTCGGACAGGATTGAAAACGCTTTAAATAATACAAGCGGAACTTATTTTGATTTTGTAAAAACAGATACACTAGCCGCTAATGGGACAACTGTAGTCGATTCCGTAAGGGCAGATTATATAAGTCTATCTGATATGCTAACGGATGTCTTCGGTTATAGCACAGGAACTCTTTTACATGTATTAGACACTTTAAGCGGCAACCGAAATGCCATATTAAAAATGGCATGGGTAAAGCAATGGTACGAGGTTTTGAATTATACGCAGTATTATGCGAGACAAATAATAAATGTTACAGATGACTTTTTTTCAGAAATTCAAACTCAAGCCACAGCATTAACAGTTATATATACTACTAATAATGTCTTAGGGACATTAAATAGAGCTAATGCAAATTACACCAATCCACCTAATCCGCTAATAGATTTATACGTCGCTAATGACTTAAACGAGACAGCGCCATTTTCTACACCACAGGAAGTTTATGACTACACAGAACTAACTTTTAGCGGTCAGGCATCCGGCGCGGACTGGGAGACAGTTACAGACGTAAGGAGTTATATTGTTGCTAGCCATGCGGGCATGAATATAGAATTACCAGTTACAGGAGCTGAAACAAAATACACGTCAGGTATATCAAGGACTAGAATTAGATTTAAAGTAACAGACAATAAAAGAGCCTTATCTCCTAATACATATATTTCAGTACTTAAACAATATTTATTTTTAATAGAGTCGGCAACTAATACATTTAATGATTTCAATATTGGTTTAAATGAGCGAGAGACAAACCTTTTCACACTGAGTCCAGATGGTAGCGATTATTACTATCTTGAGCAAACTACACAGCCAGATTTTACTCTTTTCACAGTTCCGCCTTATCCGGCTACAGATGGAACTACAGAGAATAACGGCGAAGGTTATAGACAATTCTCGTTGAATGAAAATACTAATGTTACAACTCCGGTACTTGGAAGTAATTTTACAGATATATTAATAGAGGCTAATAATTCAGACGGAACATCATTTGAATATTATAGTCCATAAGTTGACAATCCCTAAAAAGTAAAAAAAAATGGTACACTATGAGTTTTAAAAAACAATTATGGATAAACACGGACACAAGACAATTAGTTCAAGGTTTTTTACAGAGTTTAGCCGAAACAAACATAACTTTTACACAGGGTGACACAGTACCATTAAACATATATTTACTTAAGCAGCTAACAAACAATCAAGGCCGCCCATTTCAAAATATTGAGCTCACAAATGAAACTTTAAAGGTGGCATTGGGACGACTTGACGAAAAAGCCACAGGGGGAACTTTTACGCTTTCCTTTGATGGAGATGACACAGGCGCATTACCTTATAATGATTCATCATCTAATATTGATACCGCCTTAAATGCGTTAACGTCTGTTATTGCAGCCGGTGGCGTTATTGTCTCTGGTGATGATTCCGGACCATGGACAGTTACTTTTAATAACGATGGGGCGCGGTCTTCAATTATGGCTGATGCCGCTTCAGTTACTCCGTTATCTGATTTAATAGTGACAACGGTTACGGAGGGAGACGGCAGTACTCAAGAAGTCCAGGTACTTAAGTTAAAAGAATCTCCTGTAGCGGTACAATCCACCTTTACAATAATCGCATCTCCAACAATTGCAGTTACAGAAGTGATAGAAGGTGCTTCGGGTATTAATGAAATCCAGAAAGTGAAGATTGATCAAGTTTGTCAAGACGGTAGTTTTACATTGAGTTTTGATAGTTCCTCAGCTGTTATAAATTACGGCTCAAGAGCTGACCAAGTAGTTACCGCTCTTGAATCTACAGCGGGGATATCTTCAGGAGATGTCGCAGTTCAAAAGCTTTCTGACATTGAATATAATATCACTTTTACCGGATCACTTGCAGGAGCACCGCAAAGCTTAATTATTGCAGACTCTTCTGGCTTAATTGGTTTTTCAGGTTTTGAGGCAGATTTGAATCTCGGTAGTTATGCCGTTGAGCAATTATTAAACGGACTAGATCAAAATGAAGAAGCTGTCTTTGAGGTTGAATTAAATTTATCGGGTGATAAAACAACAGTTTTAAAAATACCTGCAATCTTACAAAATGATCTAATCGACGAAAGTGTAACGACTCCACCTAATAACGGTATAGACTGGGACGCACTATTAGCCGAAAAGGTTACCGGGCCAGCTTCAGCCGTTGAGGATAATTTATTATTATTTGATGGGACAACGGGCAAGCTTGTTAAAGATAGCGGCGTAAATATAACAACTTTTACTGATTCATTAGCCGAAAAGGTTACCGGGCCAGCTTCGGCAATTGATGGCAATATTTCAACTTTTGACGCTACGACAGGTAAACTAATAGAAGATAGTGGTGTAAATATATCGGCGGTCAATGCTAATACTGCCAAGGTTACTAATGCAACCCACAGTGGCGACGCTAGTGGAGATACTACTTTAACACTTGCTACAGTTAACGCCAATGTGGGCAGCTTTACAAATTCTAATATCACAGTTAATGCAAAGGGTTTAATCACCTCCGCGTCGAATGGAACAAGTGGGGCTATATCAATCGCAACTTACCAAGACCAAAAAGCAAGTGGCACGGCGGGCGGGTCAAGCGTTACAGGAGTACAGACCAGAACCATAAATACTGAAGTTTCTGACGTTGACAATATAGCTACTTTGTCAGCCAATGCTATTACGCCAATTGCGGGTAGGTATTTAGTAATTGCCACATCACCAGCTAACCGCTCAAATGATCATAGAATTTATTTACATGACGGCACAAGCAATGTTTTACAGGGTGTTAATGCTTATAATGGAGGCGGTTATATTGTACAGACGTCTAGTACAATATGGGGATATATAAGTACGGCAGGTTCAACGGCTTACACAATAGAACATGAAATAAATAGATATCAAGCAACTAATGGCCTTGGGCAGGCTGTAACCGATGGAAATTCTGAAATATACACTCAGGTAACTTTAATTAGATTAGGAGATCAATAAAATGTGGCTTTATTTTACTAGGTCGAACGGAGACATTGATAGTATGCCAAATAGAGACGATTTAAAGACTTTAAAACAGAGAAAAGACTTTATCGGGGATGATGCAGAGAAGTTTAGTGTTCAAGAATCCGTAATAAACCCAATTTGGGACGGATCAAAATATATTAAAGACATAAATAATAAAGACTTAGAGAAAAAAGAGCTAAAGAGGATTAGAGAAGAATCTCTCAGTAATTGCACGGTTGAATTAAATGGTAATGTATATCAGACCCGGCCAAGTGATGAACCTAATTTCAGATTACGGATAGCAGGCCTAGAATCAGGGCAAGAAACAAAGTGGATTTTAGAAAATGATGAAACTGTTACTGTCTCAAAGGAAGAACTTGAAGAGGTTTTTAACTTAGGTCTTTTGGCTAATGGTGCTATATGGGACGACTATATGCAAAAAAAAGAACAGTTATGAGTGATCAAGAATTGATTCAATGGTTTGTTAATCTGTCGATATACCCGGCACTTTCTGAGGCTATCGGCGAATATAACCCGTCACTAGATTATGCCGGACCGGAGAACAACAAAACCTTATCCCTATTTATACCGCGTACTCTATACGGTATAGATTGCAATCTTGCTTTTTATCACCATGATGGACTTTATGAGATTGGAGGGACGTCAAAGGACCGTTTTAAATCTGATATTGCAATGTTGGCGACTGCTTTGTTTATCATCGAGCAAACGCCGGACAGATGGTTTCTTTGGGGCGGTAACTGGGCAAGACGGCATTTAGCGCGGGTAAGATTAATTAAATACTTTGAGTCAGTCAGGGCAGGCGGTAAAGACTCATTTAACTTTGAAAAATATAAAGTTTAAAGTAGTGTACATTTAGGTTGTTTTTTGTATATAGCTTTTTTTAACTTTTAATAATAACTTAACAAGGTCAGTCAATGAAAGAATTTATAGTCCCCGGATGTTTAGCAATTTTCACTCTATTCATTGGTTGGATTGGACGTATTAAAGCAAAGTCAGATAAAGCAGACGTGGAAAAAATCGTGAAAGATGAATTAATTTCAACTAATAAAGAGATTGAAGAACTTAAAAAGAAGCAAGAGTTTTTCAAAAATGCCATTCAAGAAATAACAAGATACAACGAACTGGCCGCGGAAAAATCAAAGAATACGAGAAAGAATATTCAAGAAACTTTAGACCGCCAAGAGAAAGACTTTAAAGACTTTGCAGAAGAACAAAGGCTGCACAATGAAAAGATGTTTAAAAAGGTCGGGGAGATCATAACAAAGCAAGCCGTTATGGATGCAACGCATCAATGAAGATTCTCTTCTTATCCTTGGTTATATTCCTTTCCTCTTGTACGATGACTGTAAAAAGCCCCGCGACTCAAATAGAGTATACAGGGGCTATATCAGAAAAGGGCATTTCAATCACTGCCGTTCCGCCGTTCTGGAAGTGGGCTGTTGACCTTTATAGTCACCTCTCTCAATAGCTGCAAACAAAGCCTGAACTATCGCGCTACAGTCGGCCCATTCCTTTTTAATCTTTTTATACTCCGCTTCAGTCACTTTTCCATCAAGTAAGCTTTCAGCTAAGACATTCATTAACTCTGTGAATTCTTTCAGTAATGCCGGGATAACAGTGAAATCAGAAGCGCCTAATCTCTTCACGTCCCGGAAGAAAAAACCGTCTTGACTTGCTGCCAGGTATTGTATAATCCTGTCGCCGTCTTCAGCATTCATGAAACCGATTACCTTGTCAAGCATAGAGTGTTTTGCCCGTCCGTCAATTTCGCGAACTACGGTATTTCTATGACAACCTATATTAAACGCGATCTCTTTTATATTGCGCTCTGACGTTTCTTTTAATAGCTTCTGGTGTTCTTTATTCATTTTACATGATCCTTTATAATTAATCCCGCGGCTTCTCTTATCGCCGTAAATACTCTTTCAATCTTTGATACATCTTCTAAGCTTTCACAAAGAAAATACATTCCTTTCCACTCTTCTTTAAACTTCAATTCTCCTATAGAAAGCTTTCTTGCAGATGGGGAAAGGCTGCCGTCTTTTATTTCAATTGTCGCGGTCAGCTTATCCCTTGCTATAATAATATCTACACAGTTTTTTAGCTGGTGGGTGTGCAAAACGCTAAAGCCTAGCTGTCTAAACTTGGCAACGATCTGTTTTTGGTTTCCGTCAACTTTGGCAGCTCTTCTGAAAGTCACTTGTATTATTCTCCTTTTTAGCTATATTGCAGTATAAATTTGTTCCCTGCCCCGCGGCCTTCTCTCCCTATCTCCTGCCGCGGGGTTCCTTTTTTATTAGATTCTACTTTAAAATGGTATTTCTGACTCTGGAACTTCTGTTAAATTTCCGGGCATTGGTGGCGGCTCGAAGGCTGGCGCGGGTTGCTGTTGAGGCTGGCTGTTTTGAGGCTCCCATGTATCAAGCTCGGCGTATACCTTACCAGACTGCCCACGCTTAACACTGACATTTACCCAACCGTTTTTATTGTGAGTATCAAGCCAGGCTTTAATCTCGTCAACTTTAAAAGATAATGAGCACAGTACAAAGTCCGGCGCGCGGTCGTTTCTCTTGGCTATTAATCCATCTACAAATATTTTATCGTTGTTCATTTTATGCCATCCTTACAATTTTATTTCTTAGTTGTTCGTTTTCTCTTCTTAGATCTTCATAACCGTTTTCTTTAAGATCCTTTAACTCTTCTTCAAGACGTTTATTAATGCCGTCAATTTGCTCAATGCTTACAAGCAAGCCCTTAACGTATTGGTAGGATTGAGAATTATTATACCACTCCGATAAAGAATCGTTCGCGGATTGGTAAGATTCTTTCACTTCCTTAATCTCTTCTTTATGCTCAATCTTTAATTTAGATATTTTTTTGAGGTTGTTATTTACTGCATCATAATATCCTATGGTTTGGATAAGTAGATCAACCTTATTAAGCTTTGAGAGCATCATTATTTCGTCTTCTCTTGTTCTCATTTTTCTAACTCCTTTACTAGTTCATTTATATAATTTTGACACATTGCAACGCGTTCTTTAACCTTGTCAATAACTGCCGTATCACGCTCAATATGAAAAAGTTTGTATTTATATTTTGTGTCTATGTTTCTGTAAGTCATATACTTTCGGACCTCATGAAAAACGGCGCTTCCTTCTTCGCTCTTGTAATCAATGCCGGAATGATAACATTGGCTTTTAGCTTCACGCTCGATTAGGTGAAAAGGCGCATCCATGAGAGTGTAAGCAAGTGTAGCTTTAGGCTTATCGTACAACTCCATATAACATTGTAACTGGTAGTAGTAATCCTTGTTTTTAATCCCATAATCATAAAGTGGGAAGGTGTCGAAATCCCAAGAATTCTTAATATCAATAATTGTGTCACTGGTGACAATATCAGCGGTTCCGGTTAAAAAATCATTCTCTTTATATTCTTGGCACTTTTCCCAGTTTTCCAATAGTATTTGATTCAAAAATTCTATGCTTTGGTTTTCGCAAAAATTCCCTTTATCCGTATACTTAGACCGGAATTCTTTACGCCGCTTATAGATCTTCTCTTTTCGCCATTTTTGGCAGAATGTCTTAAGTCCTGCGGGTAATGGCGGATTGTTCAAAATTCCTATAAGCTTGTCATTCTCCGCAGCTTGTAAGGCGGTTAATTCTTTACCCGCTTTGACTTTATCCTGGAAGGTTTTAAGCTTCTTTTGTTGAGGCTCAGAAAGCCCCACATTTCCGGCCATGATGGAACCACAGGCTGAAGCCCTAATTTTAAAAGTCTTCATTTACTCAACTCCGTTAGTTCTTTTTTACGCTGTTCATAGGCGGCGACAATAACCGGATCACTTTTATATAGTGCGAATGAATCCGCTTTAGCTTTCTTCTCTTCGAGCTTCTGGAGATTATCGGCAAGTTTAAAAGCGCTTATGATTTGTTGCGGCTTTGGTGCTTGGGGCGGTTGCGGCTTTGTCGGTGCTGTATAATTCGGCTTCTTTGGAGTGCTTGCCGCTTGCCCGTCATCGTCTTCAGAGGGAATTCCGAGTATAGATTGATAAGCATAACGGCGGGCGTACGTAATCGCCGACCCCATGCCTTGTGGATCAAGCTTTGCACACTTCAAAAGTAAAGTATCTTCAATCCACTGTCCGCTATTGTGCATTAATAGCGTTGTAACTCCGGCTTGCGTCTCGTTAGTTACGGGAAACTGTGAAACACTTAAACCGTTATTCATTAACGCGTCTTTAGCACAATGTATTACTTCTTCAAGATTGGCGTATTTGGACTTAAAATACGGGTTAGCCGCTTTTTTCTTTGCTCCGCTCATTTCAGACTGCGCCTTACATAATGCCCCGGCTAAGTCCTTAATGTCTTCTGATTTATTCATTTACTTCACCCCTTTGTATTTGTTTGGAAATTCGGACTTTACCAAGTCTTTAACTATCCGGCTAATCGGTCGGCCAGTAAAGCCTTTGGCAGCGACTAGCACGTCATAGGTGAAACTATCTATCTTAATAGATTTATATTCTTTCATACATCCTCTGTTTTTGGTTAATGTTACGAGGTTATTATATTGCCGTTGTGGAGGTATTGCAAGTCCATTAAACACTAAATTCAAAATAAATGTAGAAAAAAGTAGAATACACTTGCAAAGGTAGAACTCCACACTTATACTACCTACATAACCAAAACGGAGAATGAAGAAAATGAATAACCTGAACTATAGAATTGAAATTCAAAAAACACTTATTCAAACACTTAAAGATAATATAGAATTTGCAATGAGTCGCTTAGAGAACCCAAGAAGCAGAAAATCAAAATGGGAGAATGCAATATTAGCAAATAAAGAAGCTATAAAGTCAGCAGAACAAGTACTATCTAAACTAATCTAAAGCCCTTCGGGGCAAAAACGGAGAATGAAGAAATGAACATTGAACAAGCAATAGAATCAATACAGGAGCTGCAAAAAAAAGACGGCTCAAAATATGAGCAAGATCTTTTAGGAATGGCGGAGGCTGCTTTAGTTGACCTTGTCAATTACTATAGCGACGGCCCACAAAGCTTTAACACCGAAATAATGATTAAGGAGTTTACCAAATGACAGCAAACGCGACACGACCAACGAAGACCAAAGCAGGCGGCCCGCACCACTGCAATCAGTTAAAGAACCTGCAAGAGACTCACGCGGCATTAGAAAATAAACACACTATCCTCCAGAGAAGTTTTGACACTAGCTTGAAAAAAATATCTAAAATGGAGAGACATGAGCAATTTTTAAAAACCTCATTAGATAGCTATATTGAAGAGCTTAATATCTCTCATAAAAGGTTTAACGATATAAGATTAGACATTAAATCTTATAAAAAGCTACTCAGTGATCTAGGCGAAGAAGTAAACGCCCTGGAAGAAGACAATAAAGACTTGAATCATATCGGCCAACTTTGGCGAGCTTGCTCCGTCTTTTTAGTTGCCGCTTTGATAGTCGCGGCCGTAATGGTTGGGGGGATAAAATGAGAGAGATTAAGTTTAGAGCGTGGGATTCTGAGCGTAAAAGGATGTGTGTGGATAGAAATTGGGTGGAGTATCAGCATTATAAATGTGGGACGATGAAGGCTATTAATAATAGCAGAAAAGGGGCTACGCAAGATCTTATTATCATGCAATTCACCGGACTGCTCGATAAGAACGGCAAGGATATTTACGAGGGGGATATATTAAAGATGCCTTATTACACTTGTTTACCGCCTGAATATGGTGTTGAAGATGATGAGGGTTTTTATATTGGCGCAGTGAGCTTTATTCCCTCAAAGGGTTTTTGTATCCCGAAATGTTTAAAATATTCAGATGTTGAAGAAGAGAATAAGCTTGTTAAAGTTTGTCGATATTTTCAAATAAGGGCAGGCTTGGAAATCATCGGCAATATTCACGAGAACGGGGAGCTACTAAAATGAACTACCAAGAAGCATGGAACGAGTTGAAAGGAGATCTGGAAAGGATGAAACTTTTGTTTATTGAATTCGGCGGGGGCAAATATCACGAGGGATATATTGAAGCCATTAAAGAAACTGAAGATATTATAAAAACAATTGAAATTAGCCAGGAAGATATATAAATGACAATTAGAGAACATCTAAAAGAGTCAATAAAAATCCAGCGTGAATATCCTAATAAATGTTCATTTTCGGAAATAAAAAAGAGCTGGCCTTTAAGAGAGTCAGTTAAAAAGGTAAAAAAATGAAAACACTACACCTAATACTAAAAAAGAAATGGTTTGACATGATCATTTCAGGCGAAAAAAAAGAAGAGTACCGAGATCTTACTAATCATTGGCGTAGTAGATTATTAGATAATACGGGGAATTATAAAAATTTCGATACAATAACTTTCACCAATGGATATGCTAAGACAGCGCCCCGCTTTATTATTGAGTTTCAAGGGATTTATGAAGGATTTGGTGTTGAGTCTTGGGGAGCAAGTCCAAATAAATCATATTATGTCATCCAGCTTGGTGACATCCTGGCAGTATCAAGAAGTGGAAGAACAAATGACAAATAACCGCGACTTTAAAAATGAATTGGAAATATTTAAAAAATCATTGTCTGAAGTTGTCGAGCTATCAGAAAAGGATTCAGAAACCTTTCCTCTAGAAGAGGTTTACAGCGATTTGACAATGTGCCTGAAAGACCTAATCAAAGAAGATAATCATATTTTAGTAAGACTTAATAAGCGGGGTGCGAAATGAATTATAAAATACAAGAAGTGCTCGAAATGCTTGACTGCGAAGAAAGCATATCAGAAAATACAACCAATGCACTATTTCAGATTGAGCAGAATTATATTGATGATATCGATAATCTAAAATCAAATTTAAGAAGAAAGCATGATATTTTAACAAATAATAATTGTGCAATCACTGATTTTTCGAAAGTCTCAAAGAAGAGAAATGATACTATAAAAGATCTTAAGGAAGAATTAAAAATACTTAAAAAGAAACTTAACAAGCGGGGCGCGGAGTGAAAGCCCCAAGTAATTATTAATTTAGTTTGAACGCTCCAGGTTTTGGGGTATAGTAAAAAGTATATTTAATAGCGGCTCAGCTTTAGGCTTGATCACCTAGGGTTTAAGATTTTCTCATTGTTCTTATGAGCCGCTTCCTTTTCACAATGAGCTAACAATGAGAAGCGCAAGAAAAATACCTGCATTCTCTTTAACGGAGAAATCCAAATGGCAAAACGGTTTATAGATACCGAACTATGGGACAAGACTAAGTTTAATTCTTGCTCTCAAAAGATAAAATTATTAACTATATTCATCACATGTAAAAGCGACCTTATAGGAGTCTTTAAAATGGCCCCTATGCTAATCAATGCTTACATTGGCGATACAGTAACCGAGGAAGAAATACTATCTATTCCTTGCGACATTGTAAAGCTTGAAGATGGTGTTTACTGGCTTGAAAGGTTTTGTGCTTTTCAGTATGGTGAATTGTCAGAGACTTGTCGACCTCACAAAAAATACATTCAAATGCTTAAATCTTCTAATTTGTATGAAAGGGTATCTAAAGGGTATTCAAAGGGTATTAATACCCTACAAGACAAAGAACAAGACAAAGAACAAGACAAAGAACAAGACAAAGAACAAGATAAGGATAAGGAAAAGACAAAGAAGAATATAAAAAGGTTCTCCGCTCCGCTTGTTGATGATATTAGAAACTATTGCATTGAAAGAAAAAATAATGTTGATCCTGTTAAGTGGTTTAATTTCTATTCTGCTAAAGGTTGGATGATCGGCAAAAACAAAATGAAAGATTGGAAAGCAGCGGTTAGGACTTGGGAAGATAGCGCACCTAAAAAGAAATCAATAGCAGACACATGGAGTAAATGAGATGAGTATACCATTTCCGGGCAGAGAAGTAAAATGTAAAGATGAATGGTTAACGCCAAAATATTTAACGGATGCACTAGGAGAGTTTGATCTTGATCCTTGCGCACCAATTAATCCACCTTGGATGATTGCCAAGACAAAATTAGACATAAGGGATGACGGATTGAGTCAATCGTGGTTTGGTCGGGTTTGGTGCAATCCTCCTTACGGTCGAGAAACTTTTAAGTGGCTTGACAAATTGGCTGATCATGGCAACGGCATAGGATTAATATTCGCAAGAACTGAAACGGTTGGTTTTTTTAAGACTGTTTGGGCTAAGGCTGATGCTGTGTTTTTTCTTAAAGGTCGTTTAACTTTTTGTCATGTTGATGGGACTCCTGGGAGCGGCAACGCAGGGGCTCCAAGTTGCTTAATTCTCTTCGGGAAGAATAATATCGATATTGTAAATAGTGCGGATATTGCTGGTAAAATGGTGAGGTTAACTAATGCAAACTAATCACGAAATATTCAGCGGTAAAGATGTAATAATAACAAAATCAATATGCCGTTTCAAAAACGATGAATACCACCACCAAGACGGCAGAGAGCTTGAGTATTTTGAGCGAGGACAATTTCGCTTGAAGGGATCTAATGAAGCCGACAGAATAGAGCGGGTTCAATTTCTCATTGATAACAAAGATGAATATCATGAATTTGTCAGGCTCAAAGACAAATTTGAGCCGATACTTGATAAGATAAACGACTACACAAAAGAAGAGTATGAGAGGATTCACAATGCAGACTAATCACGAAATATCATTGATCGGCCTATTGATTAATAAGCCTCAATTAATCGACTCTTGTCAGCTTCTTTTTAATTTCGCTAATCCTTTCAGTGATTCAAGGCTAAATAAAATCTTTGGGCATATTCAAGAGCTATGCGACATTAACGGCAACATTGAACGCAAAGAACTTTTAAAGCTTGGGGCTTCTTCTGGCATTGATTTAGCTCTTTACGGCGATCTTTCCAAAAATGCCGGGTTTGAAATCCAGTTAGGCGAATATGTAACAGAAGTATATGAACGCCATACAAAGGGATTACTTTCCGCTATGGCACACAAGCTTATAAATTGCGACAAAGACGATTTAAACAGTATTTCTGAGTATCTGAGAGTATGCAGGGAAACTATTGAAGGGATCGAAAAGGCAAGTTCAATAACAACGGGCGTTACAATCGAAGAAGCCATCCAGGAAGTGAAAGAAAAAACCGAGAAGTTACAAAAAGGAGATGATCAGCACTATATTAAGTTTGGAGTTCTTGCCATTGATCGCTTAATACACGGCGTAACAACTAAAACAATGTCAATACTTGCTGCTAGGCCGAGTCAGGGCAAAACAGCTATAGCAGTAACGGCAATGTCTAACATGATGCAAAATGGGGTTCCATGCGGGTTTATATCAGTCGAGATGTCAGAGGCTGAATTGATTGAGAGATTAGTACAGGTAAGGAGCGACGTTTCCATATTTGAATTTACGCATCAGAATATGGGCCAGAGTAGAAAGGATAAATTTTATAAAGACCTTGAAGGCTTCGGGGGTTGTCCACTTATCCAAATTCAGAGAACGACTAACCGGAAGATCTCAAATATTCGGAATATGGCGCGCACTATGAAAAACAAGAATCCAGAATTAAAGGTAATTTTTATCGACTATGTACAAAAGATTCTGGGCAGTGATCCAAGAGCAATAAAAACGGCACAAATGGAAGAGATCAGCGGAGCACTTACAGATATTGCCACAGATATGGACGTTCACGTTTGTTGTTTAGCTCAGATCAATAGAAGCGGGGAAGAAACGCCAAGCATGAGCCATATTAAGGATAGCGGAGTTCTTGAACAGGACGCTTCATATATATTTCTACTCAAAAGAGATTTAGAAGAACAGAGGAACGCGCAAGGCGATGAGCTCAAGACATTAGACGCGGCGGTATTGATCGAGAAGAATAGAGGCGGGAGAACTGGCGTTGCTAATCTTGCATTCAACGCGATAACAACAAAGTTTTATGATAACACTTTTAATCATGAAGGAGAGTTTTAAAAAATGATTGAAGAAATGAAAGACTTTTTAAGGTGCTCTTCGTTTCCTTTGGATTATAACCCACTAGATCAAAAGGTTAAGTATATTTGTGGTATGTCAGTACCGCCAATTATGACGGCCCAGATTGCAACTAGGGTTTATAAAGAGTGGTTAAGCAATGGATGACATTGAAAGAATGTTGCTAATAATGGATCTTGAAGAAGATTGGAGCGAATGCCAACAGGACAAAGAAAAGGAGTATAAGCCGCCGGATTGGTTTTTAATCGGCATGGGGATAAAGGAAGCCCCGGAACATGTAAAGTTTAAAGCCAAGGAAATATACAAGGAGTTTTTAAGATTTAAAGGAAGCAAAGAAAACAGCTTTGAAGAGTTAGTGAAGAGTTTCACACTTGCCAAAGCACAAAACAAAACAGGAGTATAGAGGATGGATAATGAAATAAAGAACGGGGATTTACCAGCAAGGCCAGTACCTAACGGGGCGGATAAAAGGGAGGGCGCGTTAATATGTGTTTTAAGTAAGATTAAGAAGTTAAAAAGGAGATAGCAAAATGAATATAAATAATCTAGTATACGGGGCTCCAGTAACGATGGTTAAAGCCGAGTCAATGAACAACTTAGGGCACAATAAAACGGCGTATGAATACCAGCAGAGCCTAAGACGTGATATTAATTTGCAAAAGCCAGCACCAAAGCCACAAAGCAAAGTATGTAAATATTGTTTTATATCTAAGTCTTTGACGGCTTACAGAGACCATAATTCATCCCGTGACGGCAAATGTTCAAAATGTCGGGATTGCCAAAATAAAATAGAAAGAGAGCGTTATTATAATAAAAAAAACAAATAAAATAAGTTAGATTATAGCCGATATTTAATACTATAGCGGGGCTTTTTTTTTGCCTTTATCGTGTTATATTTAAAACAGCTAATGGACAACAACATATAAAGAACAGGTGCCATAATGGCGTGCAACGAAGTTAATTTTACATATAATAAATGCCTACACGCAACCGTCGGTGATGATTACTCCACGCTAATAAAGTCTAAAAGAGATTTAACTGGGTATAGCATAGTAATGGATATCCAGGCGGCCAAAGGTACATCACCAGTACTTAGCCTTGCAATTACTGCTAATGAGTTATTGACTGGATTTTATATCAGTGACTTAACCGCTGGTGATTTTAAGATGATCATACAAAATTCAGACACCACATTAGTTGGCGAAGGTATGTTTATCTACGCTATAACCCTAGTTGATTCAAACTCATTACGGACACCGTTCTTACAAGGTTTCATTGAGTTTAGGGAGACAATCTTGTGAGTATATCAGTTAATAGCACACCTAGTGTTATTAGTATTGACTCAGAGAATAAAGAAATATCAGTAGTGTCGTCACAGGCATCGGTAGACATACTACCAAGCCCTAACATAGTAGACGTAACACCAATTATCAATAAGGTTGTTATAGTCAGCGAGAAGGGCGATACTGGTCCTCAAGGCCCACAAGGTATCCAAGGCCCAAAAGGTGAAGAGTTGACCAGCCCAGAGTTTACTTATACTGATGGATTGCTTACTGGGGTCTTGTACTCTGGTGGTGAGACTAAAGTTATTACGTATATAGATGAGGTCATATCACAGGTTGTTTTTGATGATGGTGTTGACGTGATAACTAAGACATTCAATTACACCGATGGTGTTTTAACAAGTATACTGGAGACCTGATTATGATTTTAAGAGTCATAGATACTACAGATGGTAGATTTCTCGGAAGGATTTTAGATTTGCCAGATGTCGATATGAGTGGCCTTGATATATCTTTAGAGGATGATATTGACTTTGATGTCACTAACTATAGTGGCTTAGGCAATGGTAAACACAGGTACTCAAATCCTCATTATATTGTAATATGCGAGGAGGTCTAAATGGCCGCTACAATTTCAAGCACAGCTACACGGATAACAATTTCTGGAAACTATAAAGCTTTCGATTCGACAACATGGTCAACTTCTACAGTCATCCAATACTCGACAGGTGATGCTCCTGCTTCTGGTGATGCAGGTCGCTTTCTTATGTGGAAGAAGGATGCCTCCAATACAGATACATGGGAGATTAGATATATTGAATCTGCTACCGCTACAACTGTTACAGTTGGCGACGGTGGATTTAGTTCTGCTCCTGCTAGTGGTGAAAACTTTGTCATTAGCACTAACTTAGCAGATATAGAGGCTGCGGAGCCAGTAGCTTGCACATCTCAAGGAAATCAATATTCATTCAATGGTCGTGATTGGGATCTCACAAGCAATGCCTTCTTAGGTGACGTTGATAAATCTATATATATGAGGCGAACTGCAACAGGTACAGCGTTTCCTCTCGCAAATAGTTGTGCTGTTCAGTTTGGCAGACTATTAGGCGGGGAGGCAAATGATTCTGTTGAAACTACGCAAGGTTGTCATATAACTTTTAGCACTAGCCGACCAAATTTACTTATGTACGGTGGATCATCTAGACAGGCTGCTGGGCCAGTGATAAACTATTATGGGTGTCTTTTAGAAAGTGATAATCCTAGCGGTTATTGGTTCCTAAGAATGACAGGGCCAAATAGAATGATAGGTTGTGTCGCTGACGGAACAATGGGTGGTAGGTTCTATCACGAAGCAAGCGAATGGGTAGCTTGTCGCCATTCTGGAAATATCAATAATGCAACATCTTGGTCACTTGGAGCTACTTTTACACGGAATATCAGTGGTCTTGTTTTCTATGATAGTATTGCAGCTTTTAAGAACTTTAACAATTTTAGCGGAATTTTTAGAGATGTTGTTTTTACAGATACCGTTACTGATGTTGTTTATTCTAATGCAACTAATAGCACCTTTGATTTTATTGACTGCACCACTTTTGATGATGCGCAAATTTTCGACAATGGCAGTGGGATTATCAATCAGCTGAAATCCATTAACTACACCTTGACAGACTCAGTCGGCACTGGCCTAACGGGGGCTAAGTTGGCTGTATATGATACAGATGGAACATTACAAACAAGTATACAGACAAGTACATCAGGCGTGGTTGACGAGGTTCTAGCAGAGTTTTATACATGGGTTAATAATAGTCCAAGCACAGATAAATCTCCTTTCGATATTCGTATAAGAAAGTACGGCTACCAGTACCAAGGCTTTCAAAGTTCGGTTTCCGAACCAATTAAGCAGGAAATCAGACTTGCAACGAATATTGGTTTAGTATCAACTGAAGGACAGGCAGCAGCAATAACAGGGATAAGTTTAAACTTTTCTACTGAAACAGTAACGATCACCTCAAACCACAATGCCCAAAGCTTATACGACTACTATCAGTACCAACTTGCTCAGACAGCCAACATGCAGTATGGCGAAGATCTTATTCGTACTGGTGATGCGTTCGATATAGACGATTGGGATATTGTTATTGATGGGGCTACCTATACTGGCGATATTACCACAACTGGAACAGCTACATTCCTAAGTAGTGCTATTCTGATCGGATCAATTACAGACTCTGGTGGAACCACTACAAGGACTCAGTTAAATCTTACAGGATTGCAGAGTTACTCTGAAGTAAGGATCTACCAAGCAGGAACATCTACAGAAATAGATGGCGTTGAGAACAGTGGAACTTCTTTCTCCACAACTACAACTGAGTCAAGTATCGACCTAGTTATATTTAACACACAGTATCAACCTGTTAGAACCTTATCAGTTGACACTTCAGGCGATGTAACATTACCTATTCAACAAATATTCGATAGAAATTACAATAACCCTTAGAGGCACAATATGGCATTAATAATTGATCCAGACGATCTCAACCAAGCAACTGAGGTTGTCATCAACACAGGGGCTAAGACTGTACAACTATTAGTGGCTGGTAATCTGTCTACTGACGGAGTAACAGGTCAGGCTTTATACTCATTCTTGAAAGAAGAATGGAAAGACGACGCAACTAAAATGTCATTCATTTTCCCTATGGAGGCTATCACTCCAGAGCAGTTTGAGTTCTTGGAAGGATGGGCTCCCGCAGACGCTACTACCAGAGACCTGATCAGAAATGCAGGTTGGGCAGAGCGTAACGCCAGTGGAGACATTATAGGCATGTATGCAGGTATTATCTCATTAGGTACTCTTGGTGGATCAGATCAGCCCTATTATGATAATGACGGTACGGTGACAGACATGACGTACACAGGCCCAGTAAATGAGGCCATTAAGATTCTGGAAGACCCTAATGGTGATGGAAATTACGCTGACGGGTATGATCGAAGATCTACACTAACTTTGTACGCAAGGGAGCAGGCGAAGACATATGCGTTGTCAGACTTAGCTGCAATTGGTGTTACATCGATGACCTATCAAGCTTATCGCTTTCCATTATCCAACTCTAGCGACCTTAAGGTTACAGAGTCTGATGTTACTGTTGACGCGTATGGTGTTACAATTACAGTACACAACACGTCTCAAGCAAGAGTGATTGGAGGAGTTAGCAGGGACTTTGGAGTCATTATTGACGGAAACAACAGAACAGCCGAAGAGATATATATGGCAGTTCAGTCTGCTCTTCGTAAATCTACTGACATTGATGCAGATGCTTCTACTCTTATTGGACAATTAACTCCAGAATTACTAGAGTTCGTTGGAGATACTCTGAAGACTAAGTTTATCTCTAGTCCAGAGGCAGGAGGTGGAGGTGTCTACATAGACAACTTCCAAGCCAGCGACACCAATAGGATTACATTCCAAGACAATACAGGCACAGAGAGACAGTTTCCGTTTGTAAGCGCAGGAAGCATTAACTTCAACTCCAATCTACAATCTGATTCGACTTCTAAATACTGGATGTATTTTACTACTAATCCGGCAGGAGACTTTGGTTCAGCAAGCGCTGTTCTAGTTGAAGATAATGGAGGTTCTGACATCGAAGGGCTTGTCTCAGGTAACTCATTTATTAATTTTGATTTTGATTATGACGGAAATGTACAAGGTGGAAGAACAGCAGCAACAGATGCAGATATTACACTAGTAGCCATCGGTACAGATGGGGCACAGTATGTGGTAGCGACAGGCACTATAACAAGAGCAACAGGGCTGTCGTTTACATTGACATCTGCACTGGAACGTAACTATAGTAACCCGTAATGAAGGAGTCAATAGAATGGCTTATAGTTTTGACTGCAATAATAAGATTATACAGTTAGGTTCAACCGCTCCGCTAGATATGATTGACCTATACTCAAGGTGGAAGGATGAGGTGATATCTAGTATATCTGGGTGTAGTCAATTTATGAGGGTTATTAAGGAGCCACTGTCTGGGTCGTCATTTATTGGCCCATACTACTTTATTATGAATGATTGGCAGATTAGGCCATTTGATTACCCGCATGAGTTGGTGGTATCTGGTACAGTGGTTCAAGATATTACATCCTCTGTAGATCCGTTCAAGCTGGATAATTTAACACAGGTTGTTTCGATAGTTCGTCAAGTAGCCGTAGACGTTCAGGTTGTGGAGACTGGGGTTAGTGGATTAACTGCTGAAGAGAGTTTTCAGCTATCCAGGGTTAAGTCAAACACTGATATAATACCAGCTCTACTATAAAATAAATAAAAAATCAAAAGAGATTATAGCTGCTATTTAATACTATAGCGGCTTTTTTGTGCTTGAGTTGTTGACAATTTTGTTAAAAAAGTGACAAAACATTTAATTTAATCCTTGCTAAATTAGTAATAAATTAAACAAGGATATCTGATGAATATTATAGTAGTTTTATTTTTAGCATTTTTATATTTTATACCGTCCATAATTGCACTTTCCAACAAAAAGGATAATGCGGCGGGTATACTTGCCTTAAATATATTTTTAGGCTGGATGTTTATTCCGTGGGTTATTGCTCTTGTTTGGGCATGTTGTCAGGATAGGCCGAAAGATATAGTCCAAGTGTTTAATGATAACCACAAAGGGACTTTAGGCTATGTTAGGCAGGGGGATAAATAATGTTAGCTTTGTCTATGATAATTGGGTAAATACTAGGTATACAAAAGTTTAGCTCTCAGAGATGGGGGCTTTTTTTTTGTCTGTAAAAAAGTTGAAGAAATGTTTAAAATGTGCTTGATATATACCCCATTGGGATATATAGTCTTTGTATCGAAACAATAAAACAAAGGAACAAAAAATGACACTCTATCACGCCACCCCAATCGAAAACAAAGAATCCATCGAAAAACATGGTCTATCATTAATGGTCACTGACAAAATCACTTATTGTGACGACCAAATAACCGATGAGGGTGTATTTGGATTTGTGAATATAGAAGACGCTCAAGATTTTGGGTCAGATTGTTGTGGCGGGGAATACGCTATATTCAGTTTCGAAACAGAGAGTGCAATCATAGACCCTGTTTATGACGGCGAAGCGTTTTTTACGACAGATGTAAGTTCTTTGAAATTCGTCGGATGTGACGGTTAATTTACCAAAAGGAGCAAAAAATTGACAATCGACGAAGCGAACGCAGTTATCGACAGATATCCACACCACAATGTTAATAAATTATTTAGTCTATATAAAGACCCAAATTTTGATAATTCTTGGTGGGGTGAATCTTGGTTAAATATATGTTATGCGCTTGAATTTTTTATAGCGTGGCAAAATGAGCAAAATGAGTTAAAGAAATGAATATAATTAAACAATCGCGTCACCGTCTTGGTCTAACACAAGCCGAACTAGCCCCGCTGTTGGGTGTATCGCTTAGGTCAATACAGAACTATGAGCAAGGGATAAGGACGCCAAGTAAAAGCGTTATAATGCTGTTGGAGATGGAGTTGAAGAAGAAGGAAGGTGAAGAATGAAAGAATATAAGTTGAAGTATTACGCATGGGACGGTGGCTCAATGAATGTCAGACATCCTCCAGGAGATAAACTATTTAATACTTATGATGAATGTGTGAAATGGTTAAAGCTTCATGACTTCAAGCCATCTTCTAGTAAATGTGAATGGAGGCCACTGGTTGGGTACATAGAATCATATAGAATATCTAAACTATCTAAAGTATATATTGATATAGAGGACGGTGAGGGATGAGGTATATAACCAAAGCCTTTAAAGAAAACACGGTAATAACAAAGACTGAAAACGGCTATAGTTGCGAGTGTAGGTTGATGCTGTGGTCAGTGGACGCACCAACAAAAGAAGAGGCATTGAAAGAGGGAATGTATTATTTTAAACAGTATTATAAAGACGGTGAATATGATAAATAGCCCTTGACAAGGGGGATATTAGGGGCAAACCTATTAAGGGGGTTAGGGGGATTAAGGGAACAGGGGTAAAAGAGGGGGATTACAAGAGCCACAAGGAACAAAGAACAAGGAGAAGAGAGAAGATGAATAAGAAAGATACCGAAAAAGTGAAAAGACTTGAGAAGAGGCTTGAATCTATACGGGGGGAATATGAAGGTCTTGGGAAGGAGATTGTAAATATTAGGTGGGCTAATTGCTTGGATTGCATCCATTTTAGGAGAGATAGATATAAATCTACAGAAGCTTCTTGTGCTAATCAAACAGCGAAAATTAATAGATGTGTTTGGAACCCGGAAAATGAAGACCAGCGAGTTATAGGAACCAAGATATATGACGAAAGCAGTAAGAGAAAGAAAGAAGAATGAGCTATATACATGACGACTCAGATATACTGAATAATATCTCCGTTGATTTTGATTATGGGGATTTAGATATAACACCAAATGATCATTATATAAATGCAGCAAAGCATTTTATAAGCAAGATGGACGAGATTATTTATCTGTTACTGAAGAAGGAGCAGGACGGGCGCGGCCAGGTAAAGACGGCTGTTTGGGCTTTGGCTTTGGCTTTAGGGTCGAAACATTTAGAGGGAAAGTCAATGACTGAGATTGCAGAGCATTTAGGGGTAACAAGGGCCGGAGTATCTAAGCAAGCAGTACAGTTTTGTAAAGCTCTTAATTTGCCAGCATCCCCTTACATGTCACCAGCGCATAAAAGATATGGCAAAGAGACTGAGTTACAAAAGGCCACAAGGCTGGTTGAGTCCGCAAGGGATAAGGCCGATGGATTATGTGTTATAGATATCACTAAAAAATTAATAGAACATAATATAGATAAGTTTAAGGATGTCGATAGTAACCCCGTTGAATGTTGGGGTAAGATTGTAAGGTTAGGCAGGCACGGCAAAGGTAAAGTTATATCTTCTGTATTCATCAAGAATCAATATATCGAGAAGATGTTTCAAGGGGCAGAGACTAAGAAGGATATAGTTAAAGCTTGGATTGCTTCAGGTGCTTTGGTAATGAGTGGCAAAGAAGGACCAATAGTTAATTGTTCAGTAATAAAAAAGATTCAAGGGAGTGTATACCGGGGGTATCTTGTCAGCTATAAAAGCAGGTAACAAAAATGAGGAAAATAATGAATAAAATGTTACCTTTTGTGATTATTGGACTTGACTTTGATTAATCCGGGGCCACCCCCCCCCTCTAAGGAATCTCTTTGGAAAATCGAGGCCTAGCGGGTACTCTCTCT